GCCCCGCCGGGTGTGCTTTTTGGTGAAGGCCGCGCGCTTGAGCGTAGATATCCGGCGGTAATACACCTTGGATCCATAGGCCTCATGCGTCAGTTTTTCCGTATTTCTCACTAATTGAATTGCCATATCGGTTTTGCCTTTCTTATGCCAACAGTCCGTTGGCAGATAAATTGTTTTGAATCTGTATGACCAGCTCTTTTTCGGCCGCTGTCGGAAACCCGGCCGGTACGGCCGCCGGCAGCTCAGCGGTAAACGCGAGCGTCTGTGTCAGCATCCCGGGTACTTCCACCGCCGCTGAGGCCTCGTCAAACCGGATCGTCGGCAGCCAGATCCACAGGGTCTGGCTGTAGCCGGTGGTGCCGATCGCTGGGCCGGTAAACATCAGCATCGCCATCTGGGCCGTCTGGGCGTCGTGGTCATCGAAAAAGCCGTCCGTTTCATACCGCGGGATCGTAAACGATCCGGTCACGCGCCGCTTGCCGCCCCGGCGGGGTTCGGCAATGTACAGGCCGCTTAGGCTGTCGCGCTTGATTTCCAGGTTGTTTTCCAGCTTGATTTCAAACTCGGATACGCCCAGCGCATCGGCCGCGGCCAGCGCCACAGCGCCCGAATAATCATCCATCCACAGAGCCATGTCTTGTAACCGGACCGGGGAAAAATCATCATCGGCAATCGTCCAGGCCGCGCTCGTCGTGTTGACCGCCGAGGCCCGGTCGCAATCATACGGCACCAGCTCCGCCTCGATCCGGCAGCACTTGGCGTTGCCGGTGAGGGTCAGGGTCTGCACCATGCACGAGCTATACTCCCAGAGGCTGACGGCCTTATCGACCACCAGCGTGCCGCGCCTCACTTTCTGGTCGCCGGCCAGAAACCCGCTGCCAGCCAGGATGCCGTCTCCGGCCTCCCACCCCTCACCATGCAGATTTTCGGACAGCTCGATGGTGTGCTTGTATACGCCGGCGGCCACCGTCGCCGGGTCGTCTATGCGCTGGAATCCCATCGCCGCGCAGAGCAGCGCCTCCAGCCCCCGGTAGCACAGCTCCATCTGCACGGGGCCGGCCACCGCCACCCCGGTCACATCGGCCGGACCGTAGCCTGCCTGGTTGCGGATGATGGTATCCGGCTCCTTTTCAATCGCTTTGCTCAAAGACTCGGTCACCAGCGGCACCTGGTCCCCGGCGCCACACGCGATCGGCGTGCCGTAACTGCTCTGGGTGGCCTCGTGCCGGAAGGCTGTTTTGGAAGAAAAACCAGCGCCAATACTCATGGGTCAACTCCTTTTTATGCCAGCGGCGATGCGCTGCGCCCGTTGGTGACATCGATCTCCATCTCATCGGTCAGTGTAAAGGTGGCCGATGCGCTCCCCGGATCCCGAAAGCAGGTGCACTCGATACGCTGCTCGATCAGCCCGGGGCCTGCGATCTGTGCCTCGGCCTTATCGATCTTGAGTTTCGGGATATGGATATCAAACAGATATTTCCCGGACGTAAATTTTAAATACGCATGCAGGGCCGTGTCCGCATCGCGCCACCCGATAAAGGTATCCGCCTCATAGCGCGGCAGGGCAAAGGAGAACTTTACCTCCCGGAATCCGTTTCTCTCGGGCTCTCAAATCGTATCTGCCTCGTTGGTGAACTGATCCAGGGCCAGGCTGTTGGCCAAAGACACCTCAAATGAGCTGATGCCCTTGGCCGACTCGCTGGTCAGGGCCGTGCCCTGAGCCGCGATCTTAAACTCCAGATCGGAAAACATGACCTTGCTGGCCGCATCCTCGGTATTCAGCGACGCCAGCACGGCCGTGGTGTTTACCAGAGAGACACGTGACAGGTCGTTTGCCACGCCGGAGAACTCGATATCCAGCGGTTTGTTGGCCTCGCCGGCGATCTTCATCGTATCGATCTTGCACCCGGCATACTCCCAGACGGATACGCCCTTTTCGATGGCCGCCACGAACGAGGCGGCCAGATTTTCCGCCAGCGCGTAGGTGTTATCATACAAGGTTAGGTTGGCGACAGGCGTGCCCGCCCCGCCCATGGCGACGGCGATCAGCGTGTCCAGATCCTCGTAGGTCAGCTTGCATGGCAGTGTGAACGGGTAGCGCTTGTTGCCGGCGATCGTAGCCCCGGCGCCCGCCTTGCCGCGCAGCACCTCATCGATGTGCTTTTCCAGCTCAAAGCCGAACTGCTCACTCACAAACGGTATTGCCTCGGTCACTGCCACGGCCGTGCCGTAGGTGCCCTCTTTTTTTACCCCTAAAATGCCCTCAAAGCCTTTGCCGATAGTCATGTATCCCTCCTAAGTGCAATCCTGTTTATAGGTCATCACCAGTGTTTTTTTCTGAATCATGTCGGCATCATCCCCAAACGCCTGACTGGCCGTTTCGGATGCCGGCACGGCCGTGGTCATGCCGGAGATGGCCAGCAGGTTATTGGTCAGGCTTTTTTTAACCGCCGCCACCAGGGCCAGCACCCCGTCATCTCCGATGATGCTCTCGCCGTCCTGCAGATCCCGCACGAAGCAACTGATGCGCACCTGCAGTTCTGATTCGTATTCCAGGTTGGTCAGCGCGCGGTTGGCGACCGGCCCGTCCTTGATGGATATGGCCGGAAAACTGATGCTCTCGGGCAGCATATACTCATCGTCGGTGACGATCACCGCTTCATCGCGGACGGCCGCCAGACTGTCATCGGCTCTGAGCCGCGTACGGATAGCAATCAGCAATGTCTTCATGGCGTGCCCTCCAGCAGATGATCCTGCATCATAGCTATAAATTCAGCCCGATCTTCGGTGTTGACGCCCAGGTACGGCCGGGCCGGCACCGACATCTTCCGGCTGTGGCCTTTGACAAACGCCACCCCGGATGCCAGCTTCCGGCGCCCGAGCTTCAGGTTGCGGCTCTTGACCTTCCGGGCATGGGGCCGGACCGTAACGGTACCGTCCATTCCCAGCTGATGCACGGCCGCATAAACCACATTGGTGCCGATCCGCAGCGTGTGAGTGCCGGCCTTGTATACAATGGATTTTCGCAGGCGGCTGCGCTCGGTCAGGATCTTCGGCCCCTTTTTCTCAGCCAGTCGCCGGGCGGATAGCTTTGTCCAGGGCCGTCCGGCCGGATCGTGCTCGCCTGAAAACCGGCACTCGGTCTGCATCAGCATGTATTCCCCGAACGCCTTGAACACAGGGGTCAGCGTTTTGCCCCGCTCGGCGATCGCTTTGGCCAGTTTGCGCACATCGTCGTTGGCGATATCTATGGTCAGGGTTATCCCGCCCATCAGAAGCCCTCCAGACTGGTGCGGGAAAAAATACGCGGATTGGATGTGATATGCGGCGTGTTTGCCGACGCCGGGGTGCTGTCCGGATCATTTTCCCCGAGGCTCACCAGCCCGCGGGCCACATCCTTCAGCAAACGGATTTGGTCATCATAGCGTTTTTCCCGGTTGTTCGGGGCGCCTCGCCGCCGGCCGTATATATTATAGATCGTGATGTCGACCGCCATCTTACGGACGATCGGCGGCACCGTCGTAAACGGCACGCTGTATCGTTTTCCGCAATAACTGTCGATCTCGGCATCGGCATCAGCGCATGCCCGGGTGATAACACTCTCATCCACACTGCCGGTTTTGTCATCGTCGGTGAGCTGGATCAGGGTGGCTACATCGATTTGCTCCAGCAGGTCATCTTGTGTGCAGTAGGCCATGGGTTACCCCTCCAGTTCCATCGGCTCTTCGGTATTGTCATACACCAGCTGGACCAGATCTGCCTTTACCGCCGATTTCTGATAATCGACCTTCAGTCTGTCCAGCAGGTACTTGAGTTCTGCGACGGTTAGCTCCTCGATCGGCTTGTCGATTCGGGCAATCACGGCCTCCTCATCCACACCCGGCGGCAACGGCTGCCCCGTCTCGGGTTCCTTCGGTTCCGGATCCGCAATCTCCACCACCGTGAGCATGGGGTCCGCCTTCAGCCTGGCCAGCTCATCGGCCGTAAACCGCCCGTCCGGGTACCGCACCGCTTTTCTGCCATGGGCCACGCCGCACCGGCGAAACCCCTCATGGTTGCTTTTAATCTCGATCATATTAAGCGCTCCTTCTGCCCTCTGGCTTTCATCCGGTGGCCGGGCCGGGCGGATCCGCCCCGCCCGGCCACCGGGTTATCTATCGGTTATCAGCCTTCGCCGGTGGACCCGTAGCTCATCTGCCACAGGCCGTAGCCGCCGGCAGCCCGCGCTTCGGCGCCGAACTTGTATTTTTTCCGGGTGAAGACATCGTCGCACTCCAGACTGGTCTGGCTCACGAACACCGGTGCCTTGCGCTCCTGGTAGATAAAGGGCTTAAGCGGCCGGTTGGTCACGTGCAGCATCCACTGGGTGGTGCTGGTCAGCCTGGGGTTGACCAGCAGCTTGGCCGTGCCCTTGTACGGGTTGGGCGTATCATCGGCGAGCTTGGACCCCTCAACCAGCAGCCGTCCGGTAGCCTCCAGGGCCGGCCCCACTTCGAGCAGATCCGGCACCAGCGCCAGCGCCCGTCCCTCATCATCCTTAAAGCTCATAATGGCAATGCGCGCTGCGCCGTAACTGGCAGCGGCCAGCACCTGAGTCGCAGCAGAAAGCGCGGCCGTGCCATGGTTGGACACGCTGGCACCTTTCACCACATGATCCGTATCGTAAAAGTACTGCCCGTCATAGCAGGTATTGGTAAAGGCGTCGTTTTTCAGGTCCGCGTCGATCTCGTCGGGCAGCTGTTTGGATGAATAGCCGGCTTCCTGAGCCTGGGGCGCATACAGCCCGATGGTATCATCATCGATGTCGTTTCGGTCCACCTCCACGGTGGCCTCCCAGTCGTCATTGACGACCGTGTACTTGAAAGCGGACAGGGATTTAAACACCTTATCCCCGATCCACTTGCGCATTTTCGGGAAGCGGGACAGCCAGGTATAGTCATTCTGGCTGGATCCCGAGGGCACCTTCATCGTGGTCTGCTGCCACAGGGAAGGGGCCGCGTCAAAGGCCTTGTTGAAGATCGTTTTCAGCGTGATAAACACCGCCGTCAGGTTCGATTTATTCGCGATCATAAGTTTTTTATCTCCTCTTGTTAGATGTCAAAACGGCCGGATGTTATTTGCAGCCTATGTAGCCAGACTCAGGTAGATTTCTTGCAGCGCCGCCTCAACGGTGGTTTCGGATGTATACGCGCCGCTGTCGGCGATGCTGATGGCAGAGGCCGCATGGGCCGCGCTGGAATCTGCGATATGGGTGGCTACATCCGCCTGCTGGATGGCAGGTTCGATATCGATCCACGCATGGGTAGAATCGATGAACCCGGCGATCACGCCACAAAAAATATTGTTGCTCACGTTGGCGACCAGGTCCACGGTCTGGTCATCGCTGATAAATACGTTCCCGCCCACGTTGGCCTGAGAGATGGCGCTGCCCACCAGCATCTTGAACAGTCCTCGCCGCCTGAGTACTACGTCCAGATCCCCGCTGTCACCGGATGTATTATCCTTCTGCTCGACCGCCACGCCTTCGAAGATCAGCCCGGCCGTATCCGCGCCCGGCAGGGCATAGCCAGCCGCGTTCACGCAGGCCAGCGCGCCGCCGTAAATTTTCACCGACGCGTACACCGGAAACCCCAGCTCCACGCCGTCGGCCCGTTCGATGGGTTTGTCCTCACTTAATGCCGTCATCATTGTTCTCCTTTATATTGATTGTCATTCGGTCAGCCTATGCGCCGTATTTCTTGATATCCTCAGCAGATACATCCATCAGCTTGGCCACCTGCAGCACGGCCCCGTCAAGCTCGGCCGTATCAGACTCATGGCTTTTACCCGGCAGCTTGGAGAGCGGCACTACCACCGGCGCCTTAGCGACAAAGGTGGTAAACCCGGCCGCATCAGACTCCGCATACTTGGTGGCCCAGTCTTTCTGATCCGGGGTGATCTTACCCGCTGCCAGGGCAGATGCCACCAGCTCCACCGCATCCCGGTCGGTCAGCTGCTTTTGCAGCGCCGCAAGCTCCTCGCGGGTGACCCCGGTTTTTGCGCTCTGCTTCAGCGCATGGATCGATGCCACCACCGTGGAGACGTTGGCCCCATCCGTATCGGAAGGCCCCAGAGCCGCCACCACCTCCTTGGCGATGAGCTGCTCGGGGGCCGTTGCCGCCGATGCAATCAGCTCGTCGATTTTTGCCATCACGGCCGTCTCGGTTGAGTCCGCCGCCATCTTCAGTTTTGCGATCAAAATCTTTAAAAGCTCCACGTCATCCTCCTGGTTGTCGGTTATGCCCAGCTTGGCTAAGAT